AAGGGTGGTGGGTATGACGCGAGTACCGGGATTTTTACGGCACCTTTACCCGGATACTATAGATTTTATTATACTGCTCGATGTCGTTATACATATGGATGTTGGTTAAGAGTTTATGTTAACAATGCATACATCGAAGGTAATTTTGGATATCACACCATATATTTAAGTACAGGTGGAATGCAAGGTGGAAATGAAATAATTGTAAAACTGGAACAAGGTCATGATTTCAGAGTAGTACTTTTGACAACCAATAACCAAACATCGGGTATAGCTGACAATTATAATGGTTTCAATGGTCAATACATTTCATCTTTATAAAAATTTCCTCCAAAGTGCAACCCACTTTGCAAGAAAATACTCTCGACACATAATAGATATGAACGGCATCGATACGTTTCTCGATATCAACAATGCCCACCTCAGGGTGAACAGTGGGAACGTTCAAGCTTCGACATTCGTTCTTGACCAGATAAATATCGTGACGAGCGCAAATACCGCGACGACGGTTAACTTCAATAACGTGACGAAAGCCTTTAACGCGGCATCGAATATAGAGGTGGGCACTGCTAACCTATTCGTAGATACGACCACATCAAACGTAGGAATAGGGACAAATGCACCCTTAGATACCCTTCACATTAACGGTGGAACGCTCATAGGCGGGCATATCTTACCCACACAGCACGAACAATTTGATATAGGTAGTGCTGATGCAAAAATTCGTCACTTGTTTTTGAGTGATAATTCACTCTGGTTAGGAGATGAGACTCGTATCTCGTTTACCGAAGGAAAGATGAAGTTTCGTAGACGTAAAAAGAATATCCTCCCCCGCGGGTTATTGACCATAGGCGCTACAGCTGGTCACGCCAACGAAATCGCGACGCGTGACGCCGCACTCGCACACGCAGGTAAATCTGATATTACTGATATGAAACTTGAAAACTGGTTGGGCTACGCAAAAACGCTCGACGCGACCAAAGATATTAGTGATGTATTCACACAAGATGAGAATGAATACGAAGCTTCCGCGGCGTCCGAGGCGTTTACGGAACTCGGTACAACAACCATAGCATCATCACAACACGTGGCCATAGCTACAACAGCTCCCCCACAATATCCACTCGATGTTGAGGGTGATATTAATTTTAGTGGAAATCTTCGTAAAAATGGTGAACTCTTTGGTTGGACCGGTGAATCCAGTAATTTATTTTACGTGAATGGAAATGTTGGTGTGGGTACTTCACTCCCCCAAGGAACCATGCATATTTCTTCCGGGGGTACTGGTGACTGTAAACTTATACTAGAAGCAGACACAGATAATAACGGCGCGGGATCCGGGTCGGGGGGTTCTAATACATACACAATAGACTTTACAACCGGAACTGCTATACCGAGTACTTCCAAAGTCGGTGGATGGCATACGTATACATACGGTGATTTTGTACTCCCAACCGATTTTACTAAGTCGAACTTGAGTATCTCTGTGACATGGAATGGTACGATGCCTATTCGTTTTGCACTTGGTCAATATGTAGGATTTCATTTGAATAAACTTGATTCTAATGGAAATGAACACAGCCCGGCAATAAATGCAAATTTTGTATTTAACGATCCGGGGCAGGGTATAAGTGGTTCCGGGGGTGGTCCGACTATTTATAATGGTGCTATCAGAACATCATCTACCGTAAATAATGGTAGATGGTTAGGTGGCGATACAATTCGAGCGTCTATGGGCATTTTTAGACATTATTTCAATGCTGGACATACGTGTTCCATCGCCATCACGTACGATAGGACAAGTTCAAGTGACGAAAATGATAATCCCATGATTTTATTTAGACAGGATGGTGGTATATATGAATCATCTGTACGTATGTCCGATAATCGGTTAGAGTTTGTAAATTCCGCGTCGACGTCTAATGGATTCGCATTTTACCTAGGAAACCAAGAATCTTCTACTGGAACGAGTGGTTTAGATGCCGCAGAGGAAAAGGTAACGATCGATAGTGCGGGAAATTTGGGAATCGGACAAACTACACCTACACAAAAATTGGACGTTGCCGGAACCGTTAAAGCCACAGCTTTTGAAGGTGATGGATCGGCTCTCACGGGTATTTCGGGGGGAGGGCAATGGACATACGCTGCCGGAAGTGGTTCTGGTACACAACAACTCGTATTCGATGACCAGGCTTCTGGGACAGCATTTACTGGCACTTTGAGTGGTAACTCGAATAATACAGCGATTCGTGATACGGGGAATGGATACATCCGTGTCACACAGGGAGGTACGAGTCGTATAGGCTCGGTCTACTGGCAGACGACGTTAACGAATAACTGGGAAGCCACGTTTGATATCTACATTTTACCCATTAATTATGGTGGTGCAGATGATATGAGATTCGTCTTCTATGCAACTAGTCCAATCACGAGTAATGATGGTGCGACTGGAACAAATGGTCATGGTGGAGCATATATGCGTTGGGAATATTATGGTGGTGACCTCGTAGAGTTATACGATCATACGGCGACCAGGTTATCGCAGCAGTCAGTGAGTTTACAAATGAGTGGATGGATGCCCGTTACCGTTACGTTTAATAACGGTGTAATGACGTCGGTTATTAAAAATTCGAGTGGAACGACGCTTAACACGACTACACACGATTTCGGTACTGCTTACGCGGCACGCTATAACACACCTACGTATGTCGCAGTTACAGGGCGAAGTGGTGGTGTACAAGCCGAGGATCGCGTACGAAACATAACCATAAACGCACTCAACGTTGCGTCGCCCGCCAAACTAACACGTATGAGTACCAACGTCGGAATTGATATCGCCACCCCGACACAAAAATTAGATGTGAATGGTACAGTTAAGGCGACTGCTTTCGAAGGCGATGGATCCGCACTTACGGGTATTAGTTCGGGGGGTGCCTCGTTTGGCGGAACAACTCGCCCACTTTGGCGCGCGTCTTATACTAGTACAAATGGAAATAGAAATACAGGTACCGTACCGTTTAATAGAGCTGAAATTAACCAAAGAAGTGGGTACAGTACTTCAACTGGTTTATTTACAGCTCCCGTAGCAGGGCATTATTGGGTATATGGACAAATGTATTCTCACTCTAGTACAGGTAAAAACGAAATTTGTTTTATCATCAATGGAAGTTCGAGCATAAATAGACTTGGTATGGCGTACGGTGTAAGTGGTGATACTATACCACATTTCGTTAATATGCCGTTGATGACTACAGTGTGGTTAAACGTAAACGATACGATCGGTGTATATGTACGAGATGCGTACGCACATTATAATGGTGTGGGTGTAGCTTATTTCGGTGGACATCTATTAGCTTAAAAAAATATAACATGTATAAATATATGAGTTTTAATACATACACGAGCACTTTTACAATCAACGAAGATGGAACTTCCGTGTACACGATTAATATGTCTGACGTGACGACGAAGTGTATGCAAGCAGTTTCAGTTGATCCTAAAGGGTGGATCGATAACGCTATTGATAATAGAACCAGGATTTCGGGTGAAGAAATTTATAAACAAGAACTTGAGCGCCATATAGAGGCGGGAACGATGCCCACAAATCCCACAAAGGAAACGCTCATTCTAGCGTACCAAATTCCAGTGGAAGAAGACGTTGATACGAGTGCACCTTAATACTTAATAAAAAACCTCAACACATAGTAGACGAAATGCCGATTAACTCACCAAGTGGGTTTCTCGACATCACGAACGCGACGCTCAGAACGTCGAATCTTGAGGCACAAAATTTACTCATAACAGGTGGTAACATTTACGTCACGAGCGAACTCGAGGCAGATGCGACTGTCCTTAACCTCGAAAACGTCACGCGAAAGGGAAATGTTTCCTCGAATACGATTGAAATTACAAATGTGACGACGGGTATTGTCGCTACGGGGAATGTCCACGCACTTAAGTTTATTGGAAGTGGGTCACACTTAACCGGTATTCCTCCGACTGCGATTACAGGTACGCTCAGTCAATGGTCCGATGGGGCAAATAGTGACGTGTACATAGCGAGTAATGTTGGTATAGGTAATGTCCACACACTCACGAGTAATACTTTACAGGTGGGTGGAAACCTATACGTCAGGGATACGGATGCAAACGTTTTAACGGTTAATGGAAATGTCGTAGCCTCCTATTTCGAAGGTGACGGAAGTAAACTATCCGGTATCGTGACGGATCTTCAAGGTGTTACGGATAATGGAAATGTCACTACAAATGTCGTTCAATTTTCGAATGTGACGACAGGTCTCGTGACGACAGCGAACATAGAGGTCGGGGGTGATATTAAAGTCGTCGGTTTATCCGCGGGTAAAGTTCCATATGTCGCATCCGATAAATTCTTAAAGGATTCGTTTATCACGATGACGGGTGATGCTACCGTGATAACGTCTAACCTTGACGTGACGGGAAATATCTTTATGCGTGGTAAGAAGTTTATCGTTGAATCCGAAACAAAATTAATAAACGATGCGATCATAGGGATCGCCAATAATAATGCGTCATCGACGACTGATAAGGGTATCATCATGCAAAACGATCCATCCAACGCTAACGGAAACATCGCGATCATTCACCATGGAGCGGGGGGTGGGTTCGCGGATCAACTCACGTTCGGGTACACAGCCGATCCACTCGATACCTTAACAGTCACGAATGATCTCACAAAAGAACTCACTGTAAATGTCCTCGGTAATGTTATAACCCAAAATAACCTCTCCGTGGGTGGTACTTTGAGTATCAACACAATTTCCGCCGCTTCTTCACACTCACTCGAAGCGGTGACGAACCTAGGGAACGTCACTTCAAATACGGTACAATTTTCAAATGCGATCACATCCCTCGTCGCCTCGAGTAATATTGTGGCCACAGGGAACGTGAGTGCCGGTCGTGATACGGATACGACCTCTTATTTCGGAAGAGCGGCCGTGGGCTACATGGGTACCAGTGATCATGCATCTTTTTCCCACTTTGAGCGGAACAGCCCAGCACAGTATGCGCTTAAACAAACGGCGGCTGGACCGACATATATCAACACACCCGCGTCGGGGCATATTCGGTTTACGGTGAACGATGGAAACGCGGGTGCCGAGAAAATGCGTATCACGAGTGCTGGTAACGTGGGAATTGGGGTGAGTGCCCCCGATGCGAATTTACACGTGGAGGGGAACGTCTACGTTTCTTCTAATTTGACGGCCAGTGGGAATGTTGTAGCTGGTTATTTGTACGGTGATGGGAGTAATATTTCTGGCATTTCCTCAACACTTCAAGCGATAACAGATTCTGGACCCGGTGCAAATGTGACGTCTAATACCGTCCAATTTTCTAATGCGACGACAGGGTTTGTTACGACTGCGAACGTTGAGGTGGGAGGTGAGTTGACTGTGAGTGGAAACGTGGCTGTAGATACAGATACCCTCTTCATTGATTCAGTGAATGATAGGGTAGGGGTGGGGACAAATTCTCCTAATGAACCCTTAGACATATACGGTGCCGGTATGCGTATACACCATTTAGGTGGTGAGCCTAAAATAGATTTCCTTAGAGGGGGTACGAACCGTACACCGAGTGGAGCTCTAAATACATTCGGTGCTGCGAACTACACGGATTGGCGCATAGGCGCCTCCGGGGCTAACTTAAAGTTTCAACAGCAATACATAGGTGCGAATTCTGGTAATATAATAGACGTCATGACTATGAATTATGGGACTGGTAACGTGGAGATACCCGGGTACCTGAAAACCGGGAATCCAGCTTTTTACGCGTATCGAACCGCCACTGGTAATGCAGATGAATCTTATATAACATACCAACTATCATATGTTAATCTCGGAAATCATATGAATGTTACGGCGGGTATATTTACATGCCCGGTAGCCGGTATTTATACATTTACGTGGGGTGCGATAGGGAAAAACACTGACGGTATTTATAGATATCACATCCATAAAAATAATTCACAAATCGACGATGTACATCTTCGTTTAGCTACCTCCTCGGGGAAATATGGTGATGGTGAACGAACTGCTATGCTTAGTTTAGCTGCAACTGATACAATTCGTATATACTACAAAGACTCTAATGGAGCTCTGAGTGATTATGGATACAATTACACGTATCTTCAGGGACATTTAATTTCTTATACATAATTATAATGTCTTTCTTGAATTGCACGAAATCGTTTACTAAAAACGAAGATGGTTCTTCGACCTTTACTATAACCATGGATGAAGTCATGACAAAATGTGTGACCAGTGTATGTAACGATCCGGAATTTTGGATTCATAACGCTATTCATAACAGGTGTCGCATCGAAGGTGAGCGTATCTATAAAGAAGAAATGGATAAATATCTCGAACAGGGGACAATGCCAGCTAATTCCACTAAATCGAGTCTTATTTTAAATTATACAGCTCCCGTAGTTACTGAAACTGAAGATCCCGTATAAACCGAAACAGTTTCCTCCAAAGTGCCTCCCACTTTGCAAGAACCGTTCAATTTTTTCCCAAAAATTTTAACCTCCCCCAATAATAGATATGTCCACGGACGGAATACTTGAGTATCAGGGCACGAAACGGGTCCTTTTCCGTGGCGACACGTCGAATATCGTATTCGATACGCGAACGACCAGTCTAGGAATCGGGGTCACCGGTTCGAATAATCCCAGCTCAAATTTATATATAACTGGAAACGCCTACGTTTCATCGAATCTCGCGATCGGGGGTGTCATGACCATGGGTGTCGTCAACGTTGCGGCCCGCCATAACTTACAAGCCGTGACGGATATGGGGAACGTGACTACACACACGGTGGAGTTTACGAACCCCACGACGAGTATTGTGGCTTCAGGGAATGTGGAGGTGGGGAAGGATCTGACGGTTTCTTCTAATTTGAACGTAACTGGTCAAGTTACAAGAGCGTATAACCCTGGTGAAGTCATAGAGGAATTAAATTCAATTTGCGACGGTTCGACTGTCGTGGTTCAGTCTGGTTCGTATACCATGGCAAATATAGTCGCATATCTAACTGGTACTTTAACTCATCAGGTAATAACGGGAAGTACGATAAATTATACCCCTCCACCCGGTACAAAAAGAGTGTATTATCGTTTTTGGTTCAAATGGGATGCCTATCGAAATTCGGCTAGATCACATTTTCAATTTCAAATCGACAACGTGGTAGTGACACCTTCAAAAAACTCTATCGGCTCCGCCAGCAGTTCGGACCACCAAGCTGCTTTTCCCGTGTCGGTCGAATATACGATAGATTGTAACGCCGCATCGACGAATGCTGCGAATGGAAAATTTACATCATGGACCAGTCCTAAAGAACTGGAATGCACGTTTAGAGATTATGACGCCAACAATAAGTGTTTAGTACATGTTAACGAATGGACGGATGGAACGGGTAGTGATAGTATCCAGAAACCCCATTTAACAATACGTGCTATTGCATAGTGAGCGAATCCCGTATCAAACAAAGTCCTCCGGACTTTTCCCAGTTTAAAAAAACCTCCCTTCATAATAGAAATGGCCGAGAACGGTATACTCGATTATCAGGGGATGAACCAAGCCATCTACCGCGGGGCGACCTCGAATATCATCGTCGACACGCAGAGTATGAGCATAGAAATCGGGGCCGGGAACTCGAGCCATACGTCTAATTTACATATTGAATGCGACCACGACGCGAACGTCGCTTCGATTCAGCTTAATTCCAATGTCGTCACGGAATTTAGTCGGTCGAAAAAGCTTATTAAGTATCCGAGGGTGGCTTTGACGAGTGCTTCAGATAACGCATATGAAAATGGGTACAAAGTTACGCACTCAAATCAACATTCTAGTTATAAAGCGTGGGAGGCTTTTGATCACACCGGTGACGTTATAGGGTGGTATTCGACTGAAGGTGCTGCGGTTGCATATAATGGTACGACACGACCTGGTTTATATAGTGGAAACACGCGATTAGCTACAGAAACAGAAGAGGGTGAATGGATTGGGTTAGAACTCCCGGAAGCTATCAAATTACAAAGTGTGAGAATGACATCACAAAGTTATTCTTCAACTGGGAATGCTGTAGATGAGTTTATCATATACGCGAAAAAACAGTCAGGGGATGTGTGGACCAGTTTAGGTTTATTTACCGGTGTAGCCGGAGCACAGAATTCGGCTGCCGGTGTAACAGTTAATGTAGATGCGATTGATTATTACAAATTTTTCAATCTCGTGGTAACAAAAAGACATGACGTAGCAACACCAAATTTATATGGTATAGCAATACGAGAACTTGAATACTATGGCACCCCCGAATACGACCCCGAGGCGCATGGGACCGATGTGACCGTAAAGTCATACCCTAACGTTCCCAACACGGATTGGTTGGAGGTTTACTATGATGCGAAGGGGTTGAACGCTGGATCCGTGACCAATCCTATATCAGGTCTAGGAGGTACGACCATTAACGGATCAATTCTAGGTAATCCACAGGTATCGAACGAGGCTTTCGTATTTGATGGATCGGGGGATGCCATTGTATCTGGAGCTACATCCTTAAGCGGTAATCCTCCATTGTCATATAGTGTGTGGTTTAAGACGAATAGTATAATATCATCTGGAAGTAATTCGATCGTCATGATAGGATACGCCGCCGCTACCGAATCCATTGGTTTTAGAATCGTGTCGCCCGCCGAGGGAGGGACTTATAGATTTTATGTTTACGGTGGGGCCACAAATGAAAGTATAACTACAACTATTGTGCCGGAATTGGGAATATGGACCCATGCGACTGTAGTTTATGATGGTTTAAACTCGAAATTATATATAGATGGACAATTCGCTCTTCGTAATACTAACACATCAACTGCATTAAATTTAGATTCTGGTGCTAAAATTGCATTAGGAAACTACATAGACTCGAATGGAGCTTTGGAGGGCAATACACGTGATTATGACGGTTCCATCGCGAACTTCCGCCTCTTCAACCGAGCCCTAACCTCCGACGAAATCTACCAGCTCTATGCCTACCAGAAGGAGGACTTTGGGCATAGTACCAACAACATGACCCTCAAGGCTGGGCGTTTGGGGATTGGAACCTCGGAACCTCGGGCGGCTTTGGACGTGAGGGGGGCTTTGGATGTGAGGGGTATAGCAAGGTTTAAGACTGTTTTCTTCGGTGGAAGAGGGGGTAACAATGGTTTTGATGCTACTGATCAAAACACCAGGATCGGCGGCGACACTGATATCCCCGACCAAATCAACGGCGATTTAGCCCTTGCGTCAGATAATAGAGGGGTTACACTGACGTCATCCGATGCGGCCGGTGTCTATGTGGTTTTTATTCAGATGACGTTTAAGACAGGTGGGACCACATCTCGAGGCCACTGGGCGAGATTACGGAAAAATGGTGTAGACTTTGCAAAGTCTAACCAAATTATAGATCACATAACATCTTCTACGTATAATCAACATGTTTTGAGTGCTTTAATAGATCTCGACGTTGGTGATACAGTGACTCATTTTACTGACGAAAATACGGCCATTACGGTTTACAACAATGCTACGCATTTTTACATGTACAGAATTTCAACTTAAAAATTTCCTCCAAAGTGCAACCCACTTTGCAAGAACCGTTCAATTTTTCCCAAAAATTTTAACCTCCCTCAATAGTAGATATGTCTACCAACGGGCAATTGGTTTTCACGGATGTAGACAAAATTACGTTTAAGGGGGTCGGTAATGCCTCGAACGCCGTGGTCGATACACTCACAGGAAAGATCGGTGTGGGGGTAGATTCCCCAGACGCGAATCTTCATGTCGTAGGTAATTCATACGTGAGCACAAACCTCGAACTCGGTGGAACGCTCATCATGGGAACGGTCAACGTGGAAGCGCAGCATTCTCTCGAGGCTGTGACGGCCACAGGGAATACGACGCCTTTAACCATAGAGTTTACGAATCCTACGACTTCTTTGGTTGCCAGTGGGAATGTGGAGGTGGGGGGTGATATTTCCATTTCCTCAAACTTGAAGATGAACGATGTCGTCTTTATCAATGCGACTGGGGAGACAGCCGTTGCTGTGGGGTACCAAGCGGGTGAGACCGGTCAGGGGGTCAACACCGTCGCTGTGGGGTACCAAGCTGGCCAAACGTCCCAGACACGTTTCGCCACCGCTGTAGGGAATCTAGCGGGTCAGACGTCTCAATCAGATTCAGCCGTCGCCATAGGGGGTCAAGCGGGTCAGACGAGTCAAGGAGCTTACAGCGTCGCTGTGGGACAACTGGCGGGTGCGTCAAGCCAACAGGGTCGCGCCACCGCTGTGGGGTACCTAGCGGGTAATTCAACACAGGGACAGGACGCCACCGCTATAGGGTACCAAGCGGGTAAGACCAGTCAGTCAACCAAAGCCGTCGCAGTGGGGGTCGAAGCGGGTAAGACCGATCAAGGGGACAACGCCATCGCTGTCGGATACCTAGCAGGTGAGACTGATCAAGGAGACAACTCTATCATTCTCAATGCGACAGGGGTTGCACTTGACTCCACCATAGCCAGTAGTTTCCACGTAAAGCCTGTGCGTGGTGGGAATTACGCAGCGAGTGCATTAGCCTATACAGGTGACGGTGAGATTGTCGAGGAAACCAATATGCACTTCGATACCGCGGGGAACGTCGGTATCGGGACGACGACACCGAATAACTCGCTCCATGTATATAAAGCGGCTGCTGAAGGTACGTCTGGACTATTCATAGAAAAAGCGAGCGGTGGTGCAGGAACTACTGCCGCTTTATTTTTCGGCGTTGCTTCGACAACTGAGACGACTTATACTGGTATTCCAAAAGCCGCCATATTTTATGAACGCAACTTAGTGAACGGACGCGGTGATCTAAAATTTTGTAATGACGCAATCGACGATACAAACCCCGTTAGTACAGCGGCATCCGATACGAGAATGATTATTAAGAATAACGGTGACATAGGCGTAGGAACAGTATCCCCATCTCGAACTTTAGACGTTCATGGATCCGCAAGACCCGGAGGATTTCCGTTCGCGATAGGAGGAACTTGGGACAATAGAGCACATTATGTTTCAAAAACACATTTTCCAGGTGTAAACAAATCCTCATACACAGTAGACTTTCTCATAGGTGGATCTGAACGAATGGGATGGTTACGCGCATGTGCCGGTGGATCGCAATCTGGTTCCGGGACAATCGTTGCAGCGGCTATCGCAGAGTTCATTATCAGTCCGTACGGAACAAATTTTTATTCAGATAAGAAAGACGGGTCCAGTGGTATTACTATTAGTTCGAGTGGAGCGCATAACGGTGGTAGAATCACTGTTAGTCTCGCTAGCACGTCTTATCCCCGTTTATGGTTTGAAATTTATCACGAATACGGTGTGTATTGGTAATTAAAGATTTAATCTCAGCTAATACTACATGGGGATCCTTGTTCAAGATAGACTCGAACTCGATAATGGCGTTGAAGTAAATAACTATTACGTACGTGTAAGAGAAATAGATATTATCAATAACGTCAATAATAAAGGTGTTTTCCAAGTTGTGGGTATGTGTGATTGTTACGCGACGAAGGCAGCTCGCGAAGCAGAAAAGGAATCGTTAAATACTATACTTGTGAGTATAGGTACAGAATCTCTCGTCAACGTACATGAGCAGGTGTATTCAAACTTAAAATCAAAATTTGAAAGCACGGCGGACGATAACTAAAATAATTTCCTCCAAAGTGCCTCCCACTTTGCAAGAACCGTTCAATTTTTCCCAAAATTTTTAACCTCCCCCAATAATAGATATGTCCACCAGCGGTCATCTTAAGTTTCAGGGGACGAATAGGGCAACGTTCGTCGGTACGACTTCGAATATCATGTTCGACACGACCTCTACGAGTCTAGGGATCGGGGTCACGGGAACAGACCACCCGAGTTCAAATTTATATATAACCGGAAACGCATACGTCTCTAGTAATATCGCCGTCGGTGGTGTATTAACCATGGGTACCGTAAATGTGGTTGCACGTCATGATCTCGAGGCTGTGACGGCTACGGGGAATATAACACCTTTAACCATAGAATTTACGAATCCTACGACTTCTTTGGTCGCCAGTGGGAATGTTGTAGTTACCGGAAATGTTACCGCGGATTACTTTGTGGGGGATGGGAGTAATATAACTGGTATTTCCTCAACACTTCAAGCGATAACAGATTCTGGACCTGGTGCAAATGTGACGTCTAATACCGTCCAATTTTCTAACGCGACGACAGGGTTTGTTACGACTGCGAACGTTGAGGTGGGTGGGGAGTTGACTGTGAGTGGAAGTATAACTGGCCGTGGTCGATTCGTACCTAAAACGCGTACAATTACACATGGAACATCTTTATCTGGTGAGGTTGATACTTACACATTGGAATCCGACGAAAACAGAATAGTCCTAAATAATGCTCAAGGTACCGCCGCTTCTTCACGGACGTATACCGCAAATTTCAACTCCGGTGTTCCCACAGAAGTTGGAACTATAATATATCTCGAAATTAACAGCTCGAGAACCGCATCCGCGGCGGCCGGTGTAAATCATAAATCGGAAATACAGTTCAACGGTACAAAAGTGTTGAGTACCGGTGACAATTATATAAGTGCAAACGGATCTTATAGCAAAACACTGAAAAGAGTAATTATTTTAACATCTAACGGTTGGGAAGATATCACGGAGATAAAGCATGGTGATAATGGTAACGTCGATATACCCGGAAACGTCGGAATCGGGACAGTATCCCCACAAGAAAAATTACACGTAAACGGAAATATCCGTCTAGGTGGTCCACAGGGAACAGATGAAGACGCGAGTTACTATATTAAATCCGCTGGACAGATTCACATTAATTCTGCCACAGACGGTACCGCTGACGATTCTTATATTTGCCTTGATTTACGAGCTGGACAACCAGGTTCGAACAGGGCTGGAATCGGTATCTGTGGTGCTGCTACGAACACTTCTTATCAGAAAATTGCTTTTGAAACAGCAGACCAGGAGCAGATGAGCATCTCTTCTCAAGGTTATTTAAAATATAATAACCAACCTCGATTTTCCGCTTATTCTAATAGTGGTGACGCAGCTTACAGTGGATTCAACAGTCCGGTCAAGTTAACCAGTACGCTTTACAATGTCGGTAGTCATTACAGTACCTCTACCGGAGCTTTTACAGCCCCTGTAACGGGTCACTATAGGTTTTCTATTGCACCGTGGAACAACAGCACCTCAGAGAAACAATTCAGTATGTGGTATAGAACGTCTAATTCGGGAGCATGGGATGATATAGCACCTTATAAATTATTAGGAGGATCTGCAAACGGTGATGAAATGATATGGAGTAATAGAGAATATCGGGGATTAGGGCATCCTACGTTTGATCTTTATGTCCCAGCCAATTGGCAAATAGCGTTCGGTGGACGCGGGGGAGTGTCAATTACAATTTATAGAGCACACTCGTATTTTTCGGGTGAATTAATTTCAGCTGCATAATATATGAACGCGTACGTCTCACTCGTTCCAGAAACGTTAGAAATCGTAGATAGATTTAGAGGTACGCGGAGCGACGTAGAATCTAGATCTTCTGATTTGGAACATGTCATAGTTCCACCGGAAATGAACTCAGATTTCGTAATACCTGGTCGTAATTCGGAAACCGGTGAAATAGAATTTACGGTAGATACTGAAGCACTCGAAGCAGAAACTCAAAATCGTATTCAATCTCGATGGACAATGTTTAGAGGTGAAAGAATACAACGCCTTTCACAATGTGATTGGGTTGTGAGTGTATCCGATTCACCTTTACCACAAGAAAAGATTGATGAATGGAAAGTGTACCGTCAAGCCCTTAGGGACTTACCCTCGGTAACCGAAGATCCAGCTAACCCCGTTTGGCCGTCTATTCCAAATGCCTAAGCAGTTGACCTTTCCTCCAAAGTGTGACCCACTTTGCAAGAACCGTTCAATTTTTTCTCGAAAATTTTAACCTCCCCAAATAGTAGATATGTCGTATTACGTGACGAATGAGAACTCAGTTCTTAACATCAATAATGCACACCTCAAAGTTTCGGGAAACATCCAGACGGACGTCATGAAACTCGGTGCGATCGAGTTCGCGCCTCCAGCGTCCGATGTCGCGGGAACAGTCAACTTCACGAATGTCACGACAGGTGTGACTACCTCGTCTAACCTTAACGTAGGTGGGACTTTAATGCTTGGATCAGTGGAATTGGTCACCGCCACGGCTGCACTCGAACAAACCGTAAACCTTGGAAATGTGACGTCTAATACCGTTCAGTTTACGAATGCGACGACTTCTTTAGTGGCCAGTGGGAATGTTGTAGTTACCGGAAATGTTACCGCGGATTACTTTGTAGGCGACGGGAGTAATATAACCGGTATTTCCTCAACACTTCAAGCGATAACAGATTCTGGACCTGGTGCAAATGTAACTTCTAATACCGTTCAATTTTCTAACGCGATTACCGGTTTAGTGACCACTGCGAACGTTGAGGTGGGAGGTGAGTTGACTGTGAGTGGAAACGTGGCTGTAGATACAGATACCCTCTTCGTTGATTCGGTGAATGATAGGGTGGGAATTGGGACGACGGATCCAGATAATACACTCCACATTTCCGGAACCCAAAATCAATTAGTTCAGATCCAGAATACATCTGATACCGCGCGACTTGTTTTAAATGGCAGTTCCGGAACCGGTGGTGATTTAATATTTAAACAAGCTGGTACAACGACGTGGGGAATTGCCTCGATTGGTGATAGTCTCCATTTCTTAGGAGATGATTCTACCTCACAGACGCGAATGACTATAAATAATGCCGGAATCGTAACCACTCCATCTAGACCCGCATTTTACGCGTGGGATAATATATCGACTCGTAGGAATAACAACCTCGGCATCCTCGCATTTAATTCAACAACCTATAACATCGGTTCACATTACAGCACATCTTCGGGTCGGTTTTTAACGCCTGTAGCCGGAACCTATATTTTTGCTGCGGTTCTCGTGCATGATTCAGCGAACGCACTCTCATCTCCTATTTATTCATTCTATGTTGACGGAGGGAATCGCCGCGATATCATAGAGGGTACGGGTTCACACAACGCGCATCATGAACAACACGGTGTATACATAGTTAACTTAAACGCTAACCAGTCCGTAGATATACGATCGCGCACCGCTAGTGATATTACATTTATTAACGGTGATCATGGAGCGTATTATAGGAACTGTTTCCAGGGTGCATTATTAGGTTAAAAAGAATGTAGTATTATATAAAATGTCGAGTTGGTATTTTTGTCTTGAACCTGGTACATTGGAAATTGTTGACCGTTTCGAGGGTACGGAGGAAGATGTTAAATCAAGATCTTCACGTTTAGAATTTGTAAAACTTGATTCGGGTGTAAATCCGAGAGTTGTAGACATTTCCAGAGACGATTCTGGAAACGTGGTAATAGAGGTAAACCAAGAAAAGATTACTAAAATGAACGAAGATGTACACCAGTTTAATCTCATACAATTACGAATAAAACGTGATATACTCTTACAAAAATGTGATTGGGTTCTTGTTCCGGACACCCCTCTTTCACAAGAAAAGATCGATGAATGGAAAGTGTACCGTCAAGCTCTCCGCGATCTTCCCACGACAGCCGAAGATCCAGCGAATCCCGTTTGGCCATCTATTCCAACTGCCTAAGCAGTTTACATTTCCTCCAAAGTGCAACCCACTTTGCAAGAAAATACTCTCCCCAAATAGTAGATACGATGCCCATCGCTACACCCCAAGGCACGCTCGATTTCAAAAGCGTCGATAAGGTGACCTTCGTCGGGGCTTCATCAAATACGGTAATCGACACGACCACAGGAAGTCTCGGGGTCGGTGTGGGTGTCGGTGGACCTACGTCTAATTTACATGTGGTGGGGAATACCCGCCTCGAAGGTGATATTAACATGCTCCACACCTCAAACACAGCATCAATCAAACTTAATTCCAACGTCGTCACGGAGTTTCCCCGGTCAAAGAAGCTTATTAAGTACCCGAGGGTGGCTTTGACGAGTGCCGCAGAAACGGGTTCTGGATATGAAGGTTATATCGTAACGAGAAGTAGTCAATTTTCGAGTTATAATGCATGGGAAGCGTTTGACGAAAATAATCCTAAAGGTACGGGACAAGAAGGGGCTGGGGCTGGCTGGGCATCAACCATTCCCGGTACTTATAGTGTCAGTACAGGCGCCGAGACTGGGTCCGTCGAACATCACACTGGTTCTGTTCAAGGAGAATGGATTCAGATTCAATTACCGGAATCAATATATTTACATGATTTTGTTATTGAGTCTAGATCAGAAACGACTTATAATACATCTGGGTTTGATCACGGATTTCCCGAAGGGTGTGTTTTATATGGATCTAATAATGGTTCTTCTTGGGCCAACATTAAATCGTTCACGACAGGGGATAAGGCTAATAGTAGAGCGCACACCGAAAATATAAATGAAATGACACGAACGTATAAATATTTTGCACTGGTTGTTAATAGTACACACGTTTTTCAAAATACTACCCAAGTTAGCCACGTTTCTATAGGACAGATAAGACTCTTCGGCACCCCCGAATACGACCCCGACGCTCACGGAACTGATGTGACCGTAAAGTCATACCCTAACGTTCCCAACACGGATTGGTTGGAGGTCTACTATGATGCGAAAAACTATACGAGTGGACCGGTTCAGGATTTGAGTACCAATTCTTTTAACGGAACACTCACAAATGGTGCGTCATTTAATAATTCTGATGGTATCGATAAGTTTGTATTTGATGGGTCAAATGATTACATCAGTGGGAGTATACCGTCTACATTTACGGGTAATCAAACATATACATTTTCCATTTGGGTAAAACCGGATTCGCATCCATCGGGGTTTATCGCTGTATTCGGTATTGGCACTGATTCTACCAATGATTCAATTGGTCTCTTCTTTGACAGTGGAAATATAATTCATCTCACGTATGCCAATAATTTAGCAACCACGACTTATGCAACGATAGGCGAATGGGTGCACATCACCGGAACGTATGACGGCACTGGTAGAACTATATTTGTGAATGGTAAATTAATTGGTACCGATTCGTATTCGAGTTTAACTTTAGCGGGAACCACTTTCAGATTAGGATCAAACCTTTCAGGGGGTCAGAATTTCAACGGTTCCATCGCGAACTTCCGCCTCTTCAACCGGGCCCTGACCTCCGATGAGATCTACCAACTCTATGCCTACCAGAAGGAAGACTTTGGACACAGTACCAATAATATGACCCTCAAGGCGGGGAGACTCGGGATTGGAACTTCAGAGCCGAGGGCGGCTTTGGATGTGAGGGGGGATTTTTACGCTCCCGGGACGATCGTTCAGGTTGAACAATCTATAAAGAGAGATGATTCGAGTACTTCGGGTACTTCTGCGAGTGATATACCTGGTCTCAGTGTGACTATTCATCCTAAATTCGGTACCAGTAAAATTTTGGTTTCGTATCAAATAAATATGGGTGGAAACTATCACATGTTTCTTAGAGTAAAACGAACTCAAAACGGCACAACTACGTATATAGGTCTCGGAGATGCAAATGGTAATAGACCCCGTGCTACGAGTTATCAAAGTCATTTCGGAGTACAAACTGTTGAGTTTCTCGGCACGGAGATTTTAGATCCAGCAAACGGAATGGATCCAATTACATACCAGGTACAATTTTGGGTTGCGCATACCGGCTATGCAGCGTGGATAAATAGATCATATGATAATTATAATAACCAGTATGGACCGGGTTGTCTCTCAAGTTCCATAACTGTTAAAGAGGTGTGTCAATAATATTCTAGAGTAAAAGTAAATGGATATAGCGTTGATCTTATCCGAATATTATAGAGGTCAAGAGTGGACTATACATGGTAATACATACGAAGCCTTAATTTGGTACGATGAGAAGAACTCTCTCCCTAAACCAACCCTCGAAGAATTAACTGAAAAATGGAATGAATATGTAGCGGCCCAACCCCTCAAGGAACTCCGCACCAAGCGGAACACCCTTCTCGAACAGACCGATCGGTACGCCACCCTCGATTATCCTCACTCTAATTTGGAGGTACAACAGACCTGGTTTGATTACCGCCAAGCTCTCAGGGATCTCCCCGCAGTGACTGAAGACCCCACGAACCCCGTTTGGCCGTCTATTCCAACTGCTTAAGCAGTTGACCTTTTCCTCCAAAGTGGACCGAGTCCCACTTTGCAAGAAAGACACCCCCGAGTGGCTTCGCCACTCGTATCAAACAAAGTCCTCCGGACTTTTTCGTTTAAAAAAACCTCCCTTCATAATAGATATGTCGCTGGAACAGACGATAGGAAACCTCGAGATTCGCTATGCGAACGTGGTCACATTCGTCGGTTCATCGAATACCATGGTCGATACGACCACAGGACGGATCCAGACGAAAGGCATCCAGCATAATTCTAACGTGATCACGGACGTTTCGGGTCCGCACGGACGGGTCGCACCGACCTTAAAAAAGTACCCAGAGATTGCTTTTGCGGAAGGGAAGTTCGATGAAAATGGTTTGACGTTATTACCCGTTCAAACTCAATCTGGATATACAGTCTCTGCAAGTAAAGCGAGTACAAATTTTAAACAGCAGTGGACAGTATTCGATGGTCTCAAGGGTGCGGCGGGAGCGAATTATATGTGGAGACCTTACGCTTACAATGGTGGAAATACACAAAACTACGATACAAATGGTAATTACGATCCAACAACTATTACTGCTGCGGGTGAGCCTGTTTCTCGACTTGATACAAACACGGAACAAGGTGAATGGATTTCTGTAGAAATGCCCACAGCCATTAAACTGAAATATTTTAATATATATTCGCAATGGAACAGTCTTGGTAATATAGTTGATTCTGGACATTTATACGCTAAAAATACATCGACCGATTCATGGGTAAATATACATTCATTTAGTGGTGCTACAACTACATCGGTTGAAGTTCCAACAATACATAACGTAAATTCTACAACTTCATACAAACAATTCGCTCTTATTGTCACTAAGAGTGCCGGTGGTCAACCTACAATAGGTGAATGGGAACTCTACGGCACCGAAGAGAATCCACCCGCGGGTGACCATTCAGTCGATACGACCTTTAAGTCCCGCTTCAATAACCCACAATTAACGGGTGTCCAAGTCCTCGTCGATGGTGCGACGGGGGTAGGAACGAACCACATTTCGGGTGGTCCCGACCCTTCGGGGAACCAAGCGACGTATGTCACCGACGGTAAATATTGGACCCTTAACGGAACCCTAACCTCTAACCTTTCCGTGGAGGCCAATACCTTCCTGGAAGGTGACCAACCCCACGCGGTCTCGGTGTGGTTCAATTCCTCAAACTTGGAGGCCAACGTTTCCAATACGTGCGTTTTCTCCATTGCCTCGGAGGAGAAGTTGGATTCCGTCAACTTGGATCTCCAATCGAACACGTGGCACAACCTGACCTATGCGTACCAAGGTGAAGGTGGCTCCAGGGTGACCTACCTCGATGGACGGAAGGTGGCCGAAGACCAAGCCGAAGATACCTTCGGGGAGTACCCACCCTTCGCGATGACTGGGTACTCACAGGGTGGGTATGTGGTGAGTGCGAGTAGTGATTATTTGAGTGATGTAAACGCACTCCGAAATGCTTACAAAGTTTATAATGCTACCACTGACAGTGCGGGTGTTTGGATGACTGATTTTGGTACTTTTAATCCCAACGCGGTCGGTGGGAATACATTTACCGATTCAGATGGTGGAACACACACTGGACACTGGAACAAACTTGAACTACCATCTAAACTGAAACCGTCATATTTTTATTTCAGGAACTCTGGAACTTTAACTTCCAGTCGAAATGCCAATAATTGGGTAATACTTGGGAGCAATAATGATTCAAGCTGGGACTTACTTCACAGTTCTACAACTGTACTTAATACAACACTTAGTATACCAATAAATTCAACAAAAGCTTATAAATATCTGATATTCTTATGTAAAAGTGTTAACGCTGATACTGCCTTATATATGGATGAAATACGTTATTACGGCCACCGCGAGAATGACCTGGTCCGCCTTCCCGATCCCACAAATGTCTTGAAGTATCCGCACATTGCGATGACGGGTCCGGCTCAAAGGGGGTATGTGGCGAGTGCTAGTAGTAAGAGTGCGGACGATTATGCACCATATAAGGCATTTGATAATAATACTTCCGGAGATAATGGGTGGACGGCAAGTGGGACCCCGTATAGTACATCAAATGGTTCATATGCTGGTGGAACAACATACCAAACAACTGTAACCGGTCATACACCTACAGCTGTAAATGGTGAATTTTTACAACTTGAATTGACTCATAAAATTAATCCTACAAAGTTCAGAATAACTTCTTATACAGGTAACGGTTCAACTGGTTCTGGTCGCCAACCTAAAAATGGAGTTTTTGCTGGAAGTAATGATGGAACTAATTGGGTGTTGTTAAAATCTTATACTAACCAAACGTCTTGGACACAAGGAACATTTGTTGAAATTACACCGGATACGAACACATCTACTGATTATAAATACATACGATTGATTGTTACTGATGTACAATCAACTACCGATGGAACGGTTACTATACACGGACTCGAAATCTACGGCACAGGTGTCGACAGCGTCCCCATCCAGATCGGTGGTGGGAACATCGATAAGGTGGCCAACTTTAGGGTCTACGATAAGTTTATTGGGGAGGACCAAGCCCTCGAGATTTGGAACGCCCAAAAGGATGAGTTCGGGCGCGCGAAACCGCAGATGGTGCTTCAACAAGGAAAATTGGGGATCGGCACGGATGCACCCCAAGGATCCTTGAGTGTGGCGGATGAACCCCACGTTCCGGAAGAGTTTCCTCCTAGGGCTATGACCGGGTACAAGACGTATATGGAGGGGCACGGGGAGTTTTGTGTGAGTAGCACTCACGAATCTGATCCGTTCGACGACACAAGCATAGGTTTAGGAAAACTTTTCGATAAAGGATTGAAACCAGGTATGCAAAGTAGTCATTTTTACCGTGGTGTGGACAATGTGTTTGATACGAATGGATATTATACTGGTTCTGATAGTATCAGTGGAATAATGGGTGATTGGGTTCGAATTGATTTTCCATACAGAGCCAAAATTCAATCCATGAATATACTCACACGAAGTGATCATTATAATGGGCGGGCACCCCGTGACGGTTACCTTTTAGGGAAAAATAGTGATGAAGATGTGTGGACGATCGTCCATAAATGGACAGAAGCTTTGTATTACAAGTTCATTGAACGAAAATTTACAATAGAAGCTTCTAAATATTATTCATCATATGCACTGGTAGCTACTAGATTGTTAAGTGCTGCAGAGACTGATACATATTCAACAAGTGTAACTCGATTAAACATGAGTGAATGGCGTCTTTTCGGCACCCGTGAGCAGGGTCAATCCGTCCTCCACGATGGCCAACTGACCCTCACAAAATCGTTAAATGTTCCCCGAATAGGGCCGGCTCTCGACGCGGACGATACACCCCGTCGGGACCGACTCGTGGTGGAATACAATACCTCGACGAACCCCACGTTCGAGGGGGCTGTGCGGGATACGTCGGGGAGGGGGTTGGATGGTATTATGTATACCGCAACATATAATGCGAGTGAGAAGGCATTAGAATCTAACGGTAACACTGGAACTTCTAATAACGGTCCGGGAGGATCAGCGTCTGGAAATTTGAACGATTACGGTTCGTTTGAAACGGTTTTACCTTCACTTCAGGGAAATCCGGTATTTACAGTTTCGGGATGGTTTAAACAAAATACTATTGCAGATTTACAAATTGCGTGGTTAATTGCTCGAAATTTGCGCGTTACTGCACAGCCTGGATTAAGTAATAAAATGCACTGGTTAGGTATAACATCTAGCGGTCGCCCGAGACTTGCGTTAGGCGGTGGTGGAAATTTGAACTTATATTATACGGATGGAAGTATAAAGGCTGGAACCTGGTATCATATGGTCGTCGTAATAGAACCCACCGGAACGGATGTCACACAAAATCATGTACGATTCTATTTAGATGGTGTATTACAAACAACCAGTAACTTTGGTTCGTCGGGAACTATTGATCTAGGAGACGGCGCTCCACCGAGAATGCACTGGTTTTGGCAAGAGTCTTCTACCGTATATTACGATGGTTCTGCCTCTAATATAAAACTCCACGACACGGCCCTCACCGCCCAAGAGGTCGAGAAACTTTACGATATGGGT